GGATAATTTCCGTACAATCTACTCCTCCATAATTAGCAGATATTATTCTCATAGAACTGTTGTTTTTGCGGTTTTTTCTATTAGTTCCCAATATTTATAAGAACATCTTTTATTGTCTAATTCTAGTTTCTCTCCATAAGGAAGTTTATTTACATAAATAGCCTTATAAAACATTCCTTCCTCTGCTGAAGTTACCCCTGCATTATGATAGATATTACATTTATTCCAATCTTCAGGACTACTTGTTGCCCAAGCAAAATCAAAGTCTTTGTGCATTATACTTTCATACCCTAATTTCCAACCATTCCATAATACTGCCCACATATCAGCACACCATATTTGCAACTCGTGATAGTTAGGATTAGCTTCTTTCTTTTTTACATTAAGTTCTGTTATTTGTTTAAATAATGCTTCGCTATCTTTTTCTACATTATCCCAAAAATTCCAATCTATCCCTTTCATTAGGTATTGAGCACCTATTGAGTTTAATTCGTTGTCTTTTATTAATTGTTTGTCTATGCCCACTATCTCACACATTAAATCTAAGACATCTTCTCCTTTGCTTATTATATAATTATACCCTATGTAAAATCTAGTATCTGAACCATACCATTTGTTATTATAAAGAAACTCACCGAATATCATTTGCTTTGTAAATACAATATCACAATCGTGATAAAAGATTGCCTTTTTAGACAACTCTGAATATTTAAAGAAATGTTGTTTAAGTATATTAGGTCTAATTGATGAGATATAAAATGAATTTTCTCTAGTATCATCATAGAAAAAGAATCTTGCTGCATAACCATTGGCAAGTTTGCTCCATTCATTTGGTATTATGCCATTTTCTTTCCAGCATACTATATCAACATTATTTAGATTAATGCCGACATCAATAAAATTATTTAACATTACCTCAACTTGCCACGCATAATATAACGTTGCTGGTTGAGCACATACATATTGTAATTCCATAGGTTGTTTTTAACAAAGACCATTTATTGCAGCTAAACCACTTGTTATTGTCCAATTGAATCCTTGAAAATCTGCCCAATAACTACCAGTTACATATCCACCACCAGTATTTAACAAAGTCCCATTAACGTTATAATAAGTATGCCCTGCCACGAATCCACTATAATCTCCACTTGAACCTCCTGCAACACTTCCATAAACTTGTGCATAAGAACCATTAACTGTATTACAAGCATCTGAAGGTGTGCCTGAAGCATAAGCAGTAAATAAAAGATTATAAGGTGATGCCGTTGTTGTGGTCGTTGTACTTGTAGTTGTTGATGTTGTAGTTGTAGTCGTAGTCGCTGGGCATCCTGTTCCTGCGGTAGCAGTTACCGACAATAAAGTTCCAATAGGAGTTGAATAACTAATTGCATCTATTACCGAAACAATACTTCCAATATCAGTAATAACCCTATCATTTATATTAAATGTTCCTAAAATATAAGGGATAGTCCAAGTTAAAGAAGTCCCTGTTTGACAATTATAAAGTCTATAATATACCAATGGTAAGGTTGTAGTAGTAGTCGTAGTAGGAGCAGCAGTAGTCGTAGTTGTTGTTGTAACAGGACAACCAGTCGCAGCCGTTGGAGTAACATCATAAAATGGTCCAGCTGGTGGAGAATATTCAATTTGGTCAATAACACAAGTTCTACTACCAATAACTGTAATAACTCTATCATTTAGATTAAAAGTTCCTAATACATATTGAGTAGTATAAGTAAGTGATGTTCCAGTAGAACAATCAAATAATCTATAAAAAACTAAAGGTAAAGTTGTTGTAGTTGTTGTAGAAGTACTTGTAGTTGTTGTTGTAGCAGGACATCCAACTTGAGCAGTTGCCGTAACCGAATATAAAGTCCCAATTGGAGTTGAATAAGTTATTGCATCAATTACACAAGTAGCACTATCAGAATCTCTAATAACTCTATCATTTATATTAAAAGTACCTAAAACATAAGGTATTGTATATGTTGTTGATGTTTGAGTAGCACAATTTAACAATCTATAATAAACCAAAGGTAAAGTTGTTGTCGTTGTAGTTGGCGGTCTAGTTGTAGTTGTTGTTGTAGTTGGCGGTCTAGTTGTAGTTGTAGATGTTGTTGTAGTAGTTGAAGTGCTTGTTGAAGTAGATGTGGTAGAAGTTGTCGTAGTAGGAGTCTTTTCAGTATAATACTTTCCAGTCCCAACTAAATTAACATTGTAAGTTCCTATCTCTTTGTAATTACCATTTATTGAAATACTACCTATAAAACAATACCCACTTATATATCTTTTACCATCTATGCCATTATCAATCTCAAATCTAACCAAAAGATAAAGTCTATCCTTTTGATATTGCAACATTTCATCATACGAGAAATTATCTAGAGTAATTATCCCATTGCAAGACATTGTCCATTTAGATAAATTAACATTTGATTCTCTAAAATACGCATTTGTAGCACTTGATATTTCAATTAATTCAGTTTCAGAGTAAAAACTGCAAGATGTAGAACAAGCGAAAGGGGATTCCGTTGCTGGAAAAGTAGATGTATCTACTTTGTATAAAATAACATTATTCCCATTTACTTTAACCGCCATTATACAAAGTTACTAAGATATTGTATATGCACCAACTCCTGTCAATTGGATGCTATATGTAGCAATTTCTTTATATGGACCATTAATCTGAAGAGATGTTATAATTGCAGAACCTGATAATATTACAACACTTGTTCCATTATCAATACTAAACTTAACACTTATTGTTCTTCTAGCTAATTGGTCTGCTAACATATCAGCATAAGAATAATTATTAAGAGTAATAATACCCTCGCAACTTAAATTCCAAGAAGCTATGTCTATTTTATACTCTCTAAACCAAGCAGAACTTTGACTTGTTACATCTTTTTGGTTTACTTGCACGTTAAAAGTACAATTTGTAGAACAAGCGAATGGAGTATTAGTTCCAGATACTACTTTATATAGAATTATATTTTTGCCTTGTACATTATTCATATTACAAATTTACTTATTTTAACGAGGACCAAAAGCTATAATTTTACCAGTAGTGTCAATATGGAATATAGCAGTACTTACAACATCTTCACTTTGAACCTTATAATACAAATTACCTCCATTAAATGTTAATGAAACATTGCTATCTATATAAAATCTATCTCCACTTTGATATATTATATTTGAAGTTAATGGTGCTGCTGATGCTCCAGTACTTGTTGTTTGACCTAGCGACCTTTGCCTTCCAAAAACTCTAGCTGGGTTATTATTTACATAAGTTGTAGTTAATGTTGTTGAAATATTGGTATCATTTATATCTAATAAAGTAGCTTGAATTTCATTAGAAACTAAATTAAAAGTAGAATTACCAATTAAATATTTATTTGAAGCTACTGAATTGACAGTATCGGTATCTATTGAAGTTAACATCCAACCCATACTTATAGTTATAGTATTATTATTTACTCCATAAATACTACTATCAATATTTATTATATTATTTTCTAATATGTTAGAATATTGTTTTATTATTAATTCACATAATGAATTATAATAATCTGTTGGGTATTCCATTCTATACCAATTAGTTAAAATATTACCACTACTATCAGAAAGAAACCCTCTATAATAATATTTACCACTTATAGAATAATTATATCCTAATGATATATTTGGAGTATAAACATATTCATCTATGTTTGTTATATATGATTGTGTAGTTACTTGTTTAAATAATTGAGAAACATTTAATTGCATATTTGATATTTCGCAAAAAGAAATGCAAGTAGAATCATTATATACAGTTATTGCTAATGGACCTGATAATGGAGCAGGAGGAATATTTATTGTTTCAGTTTTGGTTAAAGAAGGTGCTGGTGCAGGATAAACTCCTCCATCATATTTTACATAATAATAATCTGTACCTGTTGTTGTCCAAGCTGAATTGTAGTTTAAATAATAATTTATACCACCACTTATTAAAGTTATTTTTATATAACAAATTTTTGTTGCACTTGAATTTGATACTATATTAGTAAAATCTAAAGATAAAGATATAGTGTCATTAAATTTAACTTCAGGAATATTTAAGGGTATAATACCTGATTGCAAAGTAGTACTTGGATTTTGATTTAAAACCCAAGAATTATTTGGAGAATTTGTATAATTTTTTAATTTAACACTTCCTCCAGTTCCAGTTGTATATGTTGACCAAGCAAAAGCCGTATCTCCTGAAAATATTTTTAAATTAGCATTTGATATAAAATTAGATGGATAATTTATATCTTTAACATATTTAATTTTATTATATCCTTTTTTTAATATTTTATTTTGACTATTATCTACAAAATATAATCCACTTGTATTTCCTGTAAATCCTTGTATTTGTTTAGTTGATGCCCTTAATCCGCTAGTAACTAATGTACCATCACTTTGTGTTTCTGTATAATAATATGATGATTGAGCAAATTCAGTAGGAGTAACTATAAACCATTTATTTTCTGCTTGAAATATTCTTGCTCCAAACGAACTCAAAATTTGTTTTAAAATATCTAAACAATTTGTAATAACACTATTATCATCTAAAAAAGTTGTTAATCTTATAAATGTTTGACTAAATGGTTCGTTACTTGTATCAGTACTTCTATCAATCATACCTTGAGCAAAGTAACTTATACCATTAACTATATTTAATCCAGTTGGGAATCCTATTTGTAATAAAGAATTTAAAATATAATCTGTGCAAGTATCTAATCCAGTAAGATAATAACTTGTTGAAATTGGATATAATATCTTTTCTAACATTCCAAGACCATCAACCGCATTAAATGAAACTTCTTTTCTTCCAGTTGTATAACTTATTGTAACACTATCACTCATTGACCATCCTGTCCAATATATTGTAGAGTCAATATAAACTTGAACTAAATATTTTCTATCATCTAATGATGTAAAATCAGGCATATTAGCTTGATTATCAGTTACATCTATACTTAAATTTAATTGACTTGCAATAATAGGTTCAAAAGTATCATCACTTTGAGGCAAATATTGTAAAGAAATATCAGTAGAAGGATATTCAATTGGGGTGCCACTATAACTTGAATTATCTGTCAAATAAACATATATAATTTTATTTGATTTACTTGCCGCAATTATTTTATATTTTGGGTTTGTATATGACATTATGCTCCTCGTCTAAGATTTAATGAAACATTTGACCTTTGTAAAGCTAAAACTAAATCACTACCTCTCAAAACAAATTGACCATTATTTGAATTACTATTTGATGACATAGTACCTGCATTAAATGAATTATTCATTACATTACCTAATTTTGATAATGGCATTATTGCTTCAGGACCAGATTCTCCAATTGTAGCTAATGTAGCACGATTTGTTATTCCCCCAGATGCTAAACCACCTGAATATCCTGTATTACCACCTCCATTTACTGCACCACTTATAACTCCTATTGCAGCAAAAAGTCCTTTTAATTCTGGAAAAGCATCTAAAATTGCTTTAAATATATATGCTTGAATTATAGCAAGTCCAATTTGTTCAGCCATTCTTGCAAAAGCATCTCCTAATGCTTGTATTGGATTTTGACCTTTTTGCATAGCATCATAAGCAGATTGCAAAGCTCCTGTAACATCTCTTGATAAAGTTTGTGCAAATTTTTTATATTCTTGTTCTTGAACTTGTATGCTTTTAATATCTTTTTTTCTTCTTGCATCTTCCAAATCATATTGCTCCATTCTTTTAGCAGCATCTTTTTGTAATACATCTCCTAATCCACCTGTTTCTTTCATTTTTTCTATAACAGGTTTCAATAAAGTTTCTATTTGAGCAAGTCTTTTCTTTTCTTTGGCAACAACTGCTTCAGGTGTATCGCCAAATATCATACTGATATTTTGCTTTTCTACTTCTTTTTTTAAATTATCTTCGGCAAATAATCTATCAGTTTTTACTTGTTTTATATATTCTTCTAAAGAATTATCCTTTATAGGTTTAATTGGTTTTGGTTTTTCATTATTACCAGTTAAAATACTAATACCAAAAGGATTCTTTTTTAAATTTTCAATATCTGATGCTAATAATGCTTGTTGTTTCTTTAAATCTTCATCTAATATTGCACTCTTTTTTATTGCATTTTCTAAATCTTCTAATCCAAGTGCTTTCATTAATAAAATAGCACCACCTGCCTGAGTACCACCCATCTTTTCAAGCAACATTGCAGAGTTTACTTTTGCAATATCTGCTGGTTTTGCTTTATTAATTATAGATTGTGCATCTTCTAATTCTATTGTATCTTGAGCAATTTTTTGATTTCTAATAGCTACAACAGCATTAAGCATATATGCTTCGGTTAGTTTATCTACTGCAACCTTTGCATCCTTTGAATTTTTTATTTGTTTACCTAATTCATCATTAACTTTAGATATACCATCCTTAACTGCATCTAATGCTTGTTTTCTTTTACTATCAGATAAATTAGAATCTTCACTAATAGTAATTAATTCTTTTAATTTTAATCCTTGTTCTGTACCTTTTACTTTTGCATCAGTTATTGATTTTGCAAATTTATCTGTTTCTTCTTTTGCTTTTTGTGCCTCTTTTTGATATGATTCAAAAAATCCAATTACTGCTGAAACTCCTAAAACTATTCCTGCTGGACCAGTAAAAGCACTACTTAATCCAGTTAAAGCATTTTTAAACCCACCCTCTTGAACCGCTAAACGGCTTAAAGAGTTACCAAACATAGTTATACCATTCAAACCACTTGTTAATCCACCTGATGCAAATTCACGTGTGATTCTATCCATTTGTCCTACTGCACGAAAATTATTATAAGAATTTGAATTAACTTTTTCAATTTCTTGACTAAATTTTCTAGCACCTTCAGCACCTTGATATGTTAAAATTTGAGATAATTCTTTGGCTTGACCACCAGCATCTACAAATGATTTAGTTAATTCTTCAACTCTCGCTTTTTCCCTTACAAGTAATTCAGGATGTTTTGAATTTTCAATAGTTTTATTTAATGAAATCATTTCATCAATAATCCTATCTAACTCTGGTGATATTTCATTTTTAAGAAATATCCGTGCGAAAAATTCAGCTATTTGATTTGCCATTCTTTTTTAATTTATTCCGTATAACTCCAAAGTTCGTAAAAGTTGGTCACTTGATAAATATGTTTCTTCTTCAGGCTCATCAATGTCATCTATTTGTGGTATATGCCAAAATGATGTTATAGATTTAGGATGACTTTCTGCACTATTACTTAAGTATATAATATAGGCGAGGTTTCTTGTCCTCGCCCATTCATTTAATTCTTTCCGTTCTGTTCCCAAAACTATTATGCAATAATCTTTCCAAGTCATTTCCCAAAATTCGCTTGGTCGTATTCCACATTCAGCAGCTTTTACTAGAATGTCATCCCAACTTAGCTTTTTAAGGCTTTTTTTTTCTCTGTTTCTTTTGGACCACTAACATCTATGTTAGTATTTGATAAAATATATTTAAAATATTCTACCAATTGACCATCAGTTTTGAAAATTGAGCCTACTTCATCTATCCATTCACAAACATCATCTTCGGTATAAATTACTTCTTCTTTTCTAGTTATACAAGCTGATTTATAGCCAATATGGAAAAGTTTAATAATTACATTTAAGTCTTGTTGTGATGTTGCAAGAATTTCAAAATACTTTTCTAAAGTAATATTGTATTCTTTGCAAAATTCACGCATAGACCAAGTTCCCCATTTCAAATGGATTGTGTTGTTGTTCAGTCTTAATTCAAACATAGTTTTTGTTTTATGCGGTTACTCTAGCTTGTGTTAAAGGAGGATTTACTACTTCAAAAGTTGCAGTAAATTTCACATCTTCTTTATCAGGAGCAGTTAAGTCCCAATTAGAAATAAACACTAAGTCAGTAGCAGTACCACCATAAGTAACATTACCTGCACTTGGAGTAGTTGGTCCCATTTTAATAGCAAACTTAGTCTTAGCAATGTGCAAAGAATAAAGCATATCGTAAGAATCCTTACTTTCTGCTCCTGTTTGGTCAATTGCAAATCCTTCTGCTTTGATTGATTGTTTGAAATTTGGTCCTGGTTCGTAGTCATCTCCACATTTAGAAGATGCATCGATTACGTTATTACTTGATGTAATAGCGTTTGAAGTTAAACAAGCTACTACTTTGTACGTTCCACTATTGGTTTCGTCTGCAAATAGTAAGTAACTTCTAGCTGATACTTTAGATTCTGCCATTTTATTTTAATTTTGAGTTATTGTTAAATTATATGTTATTAATGTCCTAAATACGTTGTCAAGTGGGTTTAAAGCAGATAAATTTCTAATTCCTGCAACACTTAAACTAGATGCGTTCCATCCAGTTGGTAGTGTTATTTTAATATCAGAATTTATAGCATTTAAAATCAAATTACTAATTTCTTCAGCACGTTTAAAGCCAAAGTTAGCATTTTTTGTAACAATGTCAATCATTACCACTAATGTATTTGTATATCCATTTTTACCTTGTACTTGACTTGATGTTCTATCGGTAAGAATTAGATATTCATTTCCAGCAGTAGTTGGTGCAATTCCATCATAAACACCTAATCCAGTTGCTGAAGTTAAATTAGTATAAAACCACTTTTTTATATCAATATTAGGATTATACATTATTTAAAACTTTTTCTAAATTACTTTTTAATTTTTCTACTTGCATTTCAAAATTAGGCAATAAATATGGTTGAGCATTCATACCTGAGGTTTCTTTTTGACCTTTAAATTGTAATGCAAATTCTTCATATTCTGTTGGTACACTTACTTTAGTTCCTGTTCCAAATTCTACATAAGGAGCATAAGGCAAGTAAGAACCTATTTTATACCCATATACATCTTCTTCTCTTATTGGTTCAATATGTATTGAACTTCTTAAAATACCCATATTTACTGGGCAATCAATTTTTGCTGCGGTTTCTATATTTAATGCAGCTTCTTGCAAAGCACCTATTAATGTTCTTTGTATTTTTTCACCAAGTCCATTAAGATTATTAATATTAAACCCAGATTGTATATTAACCATAAAAGTTTATTTCTAAGAAACGATGCTGATTATCAACATCATTTATTGATTGAATTGTGTACATTTTACCCTCTACAAATACTTGATATTCTTCGCTAATTGTAGTGCCATAACGAATATAAAGTTTAGCATCTTGATAAAAAGTCTTTTCATTTTCTAGTAAAGTTCTAATACTTCTAGCTGGTCTAAAATCCCCCCACACAGTTTCTTGTAAAGTAAAAGCAGTAGTATATCCCCCTTCGCCATCACTTGTGGTGGTTGGTCTATACAAATCCGCCCTACGTGTCATCGTTGAGGAATTAACATTTCTGTTCTTTTTTTGACCTATTTGCATATTATAAAATTGGACTTGTTCTAGTATATCTTTGACAGGCTCTCCAAGTCTTTTGGCATACCCCTGTTTGGTCATATCTTTCTATATCCGCACCTCTATTCTCATAATCAAAGTCTACTTGGTCCAAAATGGCTATTTTAAGGTCTTTAGGGACACAATCGAACCCTGATTGATATGTTGCCCTCAATCCGTTCCAAATAGGAAAGGCGAGGCTAGGATACTGCCCACCGACTAACATATAGTTTGCTGGTGCTACTTCATTGTTATTTTGGTCTTGCAAACCCATAAAATAGGTTATTGGACCATAAGGTAATTGAAACCCACCGCTAGGATTATTAAACCACACATTTACTATTCTTGAAATTATACAAAGTCCTGTTGCTTTTTCTACCGCTTCTCTTGCTTGGGTAATTAAATCAGTAATTAAGGCATCATCTTGATTTGTGGTAACACGACAATAATTTTTAGCCTCCGCTAGGGTTACTGGTTCAACTACTGCTGCATTATATTCTAAAGAATAATCAATTAGGTAATTATAGAAAGACATAATTTCTTTTTTACAAATTTACATTAATTATAATAAAAAACCCCCTACGTTTTAAGTAGAGGGTAATTTATATATCTAACTATAAGAATTAAGGATTCAAAGTAGCATAGATTGCAGAACCTGGCAACATTAAGTTGATTGCCTCGTAACACTCGATACGAGCAGTTACTAAGTTCTTTTGGAAGTTGTCGCTATCTTCATAAGCGAACTCAATTGCAATTCCTTC